GGTGATGCAGGCCATAGTTGGAGTAAAGGTTTACAAGATAAAGTAAAAGCTGAGAAAGCAGAGTATCAAGGCCGCAAAGTAGAGTTAAACAAGCCACGCAGACTATCTGGAGATAAGAAGAAGTTTGGAGTTTACGTTAAAAACGAGAAAGGCAATGTAGTGCAGGTTAAGTTTGGCGACCCTAACATGGATATAAAGCGTGATGACCCAGATAAACGCAGACAATTTAGGGCAAGACACAACTGTGACAACCCAGGTCCTAAACATAAGGCAAGATATTGGTCTTGTAAGATGTGGAGTTCTAGAAACGTATCAGATATTACAAAAGCAGAATGTCCTTGTGTTATAAAAACAGAACGCTTACAAAAAACTAATCAATATTTAGATGATATAATGCGTATGATAAAATTTGGAACTTTAATTAAACAACCTGAAGACAACAAAAAAAAACCTGAAAGGCGGGGCAGTCGAATGCCTGGAACGTGGTTTAATAATTGTAGAATAAATACTCGTAAGTTATCTAGTTTAACTACTGAGTTTACAGGTAGAAGGAAACCTATACGTGATGAGGCTGCATTTTGTTCTGAGTTATGGTATAATCCTGGTAAGTTTAGGCAGAAATATAAAAAACCAGATGGCAGCACAGGAACTACTAGTGGAATGAAGTTTAGAGAAGCAATGGGTCGAGCAAATTTTAAACCTCCTAAACCTAAACCTTCTAAATAATATACGGAGTCCCACTTTTCTTTATATACTAAGTTCCATAGCTGGTGTTTACATGAGCGAATGCACTTGTGGAGGCACACATGAAGCACCTGCAGACGAAGAAGTCGTAGAGGCAGAAAAAAGTGAGGCCCTCGATGAACCGATAGCAGAACTTGACAAGCACGAAGAGCTTTACAAGGATATGGAAGCAACTCTAGGAAAACTCAAAGAAGTTATGGCTTACTTAGAATCTCAAATGGGAGATGAAAAGATGGAAGAAGAAGAAAAAGCCGAAGAAGACGAAGAAGAGGAAGAAGAAGAGGAAGCTGAAGAAGAAGAAAAAGAATACGAAGAAAAGAAGGATGACGAAGAAGAAACAGAAAAATCTGTTGCTGAAAAAGCTGAAGACATCCACAAATCACTTACAACTTTAAAGAAATATGGAATAAACATATATTCTGGTAGCAAGGCAACTCCTGCACCAGCAAAAACTGACAGTCCTAAAGTAACTAAAATAGATTATAACAATCTAGAAAAGTCTTACGACGAAATTGAAGCACTTTATGACGGAGGAATGTAAACATGGGAATGACAATGGAAGAATATGTAAACGCATACTACGGCGGCGAACTCGGTGTCTCTAAAAGATATGGAATTAGCAAAGCTGACGACTTGATTAATACTGGCGACCCAACAGCAGCATTCAATACTGTGTATGGTGCTAAAGTCTATAATCAATTAAATACTAAATCAGAAGTATTCAAGCTCTTGAAGAAAGAGCCATGGACACAATCTGGATGGAGGGTGTTGACTGGAAGACATGGTGGAACTGCAGGAATTGCAGAAACTAACTCAGAAGCAGGTGGAGCATTACCAGATACTGCTCAACCAGACATTCAGAAAGTAGAAGCAGACTTGAAACAAGTTGCAACCACATGGGAAATTACTACAAAAGCAGCAATGCTATCTGAAGCAGATGACGGAATGGGTAACTTAGCAGCATTTATGAGAAAAGAAAACTCAGAAGCTCACTTGTTCGGTATTGACCAAATGTTATTGGCAGATTCAGAGGATGCAGCAGGTAACAACTTTGAGTCTTTAGACAGAGTAACTATATCTCATGCAGCTAATGGTGCATTAAACAATACAGCTACAGATGCAGACCTATGGGATATTACAAACAATGGTATTGACCGTTCAGCAAATGCATGGTCTGACCCACAAGTTGTTCACAACAGTGACACACCAAGAGCTTTGAAACTAGAATACCTTGATACTATTATCAGAGGTGCACTAGAAGAAGGTGTAAACTACAGCAGTTTAATTTTGTTAACTGGATATGACACATATCAAGATTTAAAACAACTAATGGCTTCTGGTAACACTGGAAGTGCAGCACAAGCAACATTTAGATATGATTTAAAACAAACTGCAGCAGGCAACTTGAACGGAGTTCAAGGGGAAGCAGGTCTTGCTTTTGATTCACGTGTTGGTTCATACGATGGAATACCAATATTCCTATCACAACACGTTGTATCTTCAGCAGATGCAGCATCTAGAATTTACTTGTTAGATATGGACAACTTGGCATTTAGAGTAGCAGCTCCAACAACTTACTTGGAGAACTCAAATGTTGCAGTCACACAAAAAGCATCTCACGAGCACTTGCTCATGACTGCTGGTAACTTGATTGCTTACAAGTTTAAGACAATGGGTAGTGTTAGAGATAACGCTTAAGGTAGGTAATGAGGCTAATTAAATGGTCAAAATTACCAATCTTAATGATAAGCCTAAGCGCCTTAGGGGCCGTAGCGGTATCACAACGTTATGGCTCCCAGGGGAAACTGTCGACGTTAAAGACGAAGGCCTACTTGAACTTCTTAGAGGCTCAAAAACAATGGTCGAACAGGAAGACGTTGGCACAAAAGACGTTGGCGCAGGGCTTAAGACTGGGGTCAGAAGGCCTAAGTCTAACCGCAAACCTTCTAGAGCCAAACCCAAAAAAGAAGTAAAGGCTAAAGCTAAACCTAAGAAAGGACTTAAGTCCAAGAAAGGGAAGGCTGACTAATGCCAACAAACGTTGTAGACAAAACTAGAATAAGTAATAGTTTACAGTCAATGACTGTTAGTAATGCAGCCGTAGGCCTTACTGGTAGTGAAGCTGTGGTCTTAGATGTAGTTGACGCAGAGGCTTTTGAAAGAGCTACTGTTCAAATACGCAATGAAGGCGAAGGCGCAACAATTACTGCAAAAGTATATGGAACTTTATTTGGTGCAGATGTTCACGGTTCAGTAGGCGGAGGTCGCTGGGTGCAGATTGGTGATGACATAACTATTGCTGACAATTCAGCAGCTATAAAATCGATTGCAACTACTGGTTTGAAATTTGTTGGTGTAAAAATGTCAATAGCTTCAGGCTCTCCGACATTTAATGCAGGTAATTGTATTATGTTCTTGCAGGGGACCATTTAGTGAATGGCTTCTCCTATATACTCTAATATAGTCACAGTAAGTGAGGTTGTCCTATGACAACAAGAACATCACAAGCAAGTGGTGGATTTAGAGCTGATGATGCAGATACTTGGGGTTTAGGTTCAGGTGTTTATCCAGCAACAACTGATGACATCATAATTGCAGCAGGACATAATATAACTCTAAAGGAAGATAACGAAGTAGCTTACTTCCAACAACAAGGAAGTTCAGGTAATGAATCCACATTAACTCTAGGCTCTAATACCCTTACTATAAACAGTCGCAATTCAAGTAATAGTAGAGTAATTGATGTTGGTAATGAGCATTGTAATATAGCTGCTAATACGGGAAAAATCAAACTTACAGGTTCAGCAGATGCGTCTCATAAATTAGTGGGATTGCAGCATTTTGCAGATGAATTGCATGATTTAGAAGTTCATACGTCAGGTAGTAATCCACAATATAGGCAAGAGGGCGCAGTTACAATAAATGGTGATTTTACAATTACAGCAGGAGGTTGGACAACAAACACAAGCAATCACGCACTTACAGTAGACGGAGCTACCACAATAGGAGATGGAAGTTCGTCAGCAGATACTGCAACATTAACTTGTAATGCTTCAACAATTAGTTTAGGTTCGGGAGTAACTGGGGCACACAGCCTTGTTATTCAAGCAGGAGGAACTTTTGTTGGAGGCACAGGAACTCACACGTTAGGTAGTCTTAACATTAAAAATTCTACTGCTGCAAAATGCACATTAACATCGGGAAATACTACAATAAATGGCGAACATGGAAGCTCTAGTAAAGCTATTAACATTGAAGGTTCAAATGGCACAACAAACTTTGCACATGGCAGTGGAACTGTAATAATTACTTTTAACGGTAGTTCAGATATAAAAGCAGACGGAGTGACACTTAATTTAAATAATTTAACAATAAATCACGCAAGTGCAGACATTAACACTAAGAGTAATCTTACATGTGCAGGTGACGTTACAATAACTGCTGGAATACTTGATGGAGAGGATGATGCAATATCCTTTGGAAGTCTTACAATAGAAAGTGGAGGAACATTTATCGCAACAAGCGGAACTACTACTCTTACTAATGAAGGGCCTACTGGAGGGTCTATACCATATCAATTTTATAATAATGGAACATTTACTCACAATAATGGAACATTAAAAGATACTTACGTCGATAGCACTCATAGATGGGCTAATCCTGCTGGTGATTCTCTTTATAACGCAATAATAGATTGTGGAGCAGGAATTACCAGACTTGATGGGAATTTAGATATTGCTAATGATTTGGATGTTGTTGAGGGAACAATAAGACAACACAGCTCAGGTGGGACTGGAACCCTTACAGTAGATGGGGATGTAACTATAGAAAATGGTGGCACAATAGGTGGTAATAGTGATGCAGGTGCATACTCTTTTGGAAGTCTTACAATAGAAAGTGGAGGAACCTACAGTGCAACAAGCGGAACTACTACTATTACTTCTATGACTTCTACAGGTTCAGGAGACCGTTCTTTAAACAATAAATCAGGTGGAACATTTACAAATAATGGTGGAACTGTTTTGTTTAATAGTGGTGCAGACCAAAGATTACAAATGGCAGGCACAGGTGATTTATACAATCTTACAGTAAATAAATCCGACAATGAATTTATTACATTTGGTAATTTGACAATATTAAATAATTTAGATGTTACTTTAGCAGCAGACCATACGTGGAGGCCAAATGCAGGTTCAGATACTTTAACAGTTTATGGTAACACTTATCTTACAACAGGCCGAATAAACAATGGTTCTACTCAATATGCAGGAGTTAATAATTGGGGTAACGTAACCATAAATAGCGGAGAGTTTGTATTGTCAAGTGGAACAAACAATTTTACAGGAATACGAAACATTGGAGGGACAGTAAGTCAGTCATAGATGCCAGAAACAATAACATTAGTAGGCACGGGCGGAATAATAGAAGGTAACTTAGGAACATCAAACGTTAATGTAAATCTTGACGCTGCTTTAGATTTTGATGGCTCTAATGATATATTAGATTTAAATTATGGTAGTGGTGTAAATGCTCAAGCTGGTTTTTCTATATCTTTCTGGGCTAAATTAGATGATAACTTTAGTGGCACCAATCAGATGTTTATAGGTTCATCTACAGGAACAAATCAAAGATTCTACATTGGAACTGATGGTTATAGATGGTCTTTTGGTTATGCTTCATCAGCTTGGAATGAATCTGGTAGTCAGACTGCATTTGCAGGAGCTTGGCATCACGTTTGTGTTACAACAACAAGCGGTGCTCAAAAATTGTATGTTAACGGTGTAGAAATTACAGCTCAAGCTAAGACTGATTCAAGCACATTTACTTTAGCAAGTGATTTAGGAGCAGGAGCTATGTTTGGTGGTGCTTATCATTCTAATGGAGTAATGGCAGATATTAAAATATTTGGAGATGTTCTTACGGCAGCAGAAGTTCAAGAATTGTCTTCAAAAATAAACTATAATATTTCAGTAGGTTCTATTGACAATTTAACACGATGGTTTAAATGCAATCAAGGCACTGGAGCAACTATTGCAGATGACAGTGGAAACAGCGGAACTGCTGCTGATATTACTGGAGCTACTTGGATATTTGACCAATACAGTGTAGATGTATATGATAATAGCACAACGACAGATGGAACGTTTACAGTAACACAAGGAAAGGTAGAGGGTTTGGCACTTACTTCAGTTGATTTTGATGGTTCTAATGATTATATTAATGTTGGCGATGCAAGTTCGTTTAGTTTTGGTGACGGTTCAAACGATGAAGCTTTTAGTATATCTGCTTGGATAAATATGGATGATGCAACAAGTTTTCCAATAATATCTAAAGGAGTTTACAATACAAATGCTGAATGGAATTTTAAAACTGAAAGTGATGACAAATTATACCTTATTTTATATGATGAAAGTGTAAGCAGCACACAAGAATATGCTTGCACAACAGCTACATTAACTGCTCATCAAGATAAATGGATTCATGTTACAGCAACTTACAACGGAGTAGGTGGAACAAGTGCAAATGCAGGAATAAAACTTTATGTTAATGGAGTTGCAGAAGCTATGACTTTAGGCGATGCAGGAACTTACGTTGCAATGGAAAATTTAGCTGCAAGTATTCATATAGGAAGATACGATTCACAATATGCAAATGGCAGTATTAGAGATGTAAGAATATATGGACAGGAGTTAAGTGCAGACCAAGTAGCTTCGCTTTATTCAAACACTTTACTACAGACTCCGCAACAACATTTTGAATTAAATCAAGCAGCAAGTCCTTTTGCAGATACAGGAACATCAAATGCAGGGCAAGGTTATCAGAATGGCGGTGCTACTGTTGTAAACGGCACTCTTGACCTTGACGGAGCACTTACGATAGCAGCTAACGGAACAATGTCTTGTCCAAGAGGTAATTTAACTTTAGGAGCTACTGGCACAGCTATTGATATTAATTGCACGACAGTAGCAGACCAATGGATTCATAACAGTGGTAAAGTAATTATTGACAGTTCTGGTGCACACGCAACGCTTTTACCAAACGGAGCTACATTTAATAATGTAGATGTAGATACTGGTTCAGGTCACGACGTTAAGTTACAGGAAAATTTAACAATACTTGGCACATTAGATTTAACAGGTTCATCAGATAATTGGATAATGGATGCAAATGGAGCAGCAGGTGATGTAACATTAACTATGGGAAGTTCAACAGCTTCAGGAACTATTGAAAGTGCATTCGATAGTAGATTTAGATTAAATACACATTCATCACGTAAATGTATAATACAGGGTGCATCAAGTTTATTTCCTTGTAATGTCACAAGTAATGATTGGTATTGGGATTATGGAAGTGGTGCAGCAGGAACAGAACTTGCCAATATAGATTTTCAAACTGACCTTGAAACACATAAAGGTGGAAGTAATACAGCTAAGATAACACTTACAGGAGATTGTGAGTTTGATGCCGTAACAGTAAGTAGTGGAGATACTTTAGATTTGAATGGACAGAG